AAAGCAGAAGTGTCATGGTGGGAAAAACGATTAAGAGAAACAGGTTTATTTGGTAATGGCGGTCCCCTTGCATGACGGACGAATTATTCGCACTTGTTTGGGTTTTGAGCTTTGGGCTTTACTTGCTGATCTATACTTATTGGATTCCGCTAAGAACTCAAAGAAAAATTGAGTCCTGGTTGTTATCTGAAGAATCAGACGAGACTTTGTTGGCTAGCCTTGGAGTGATCACTAAACAAATCCGAGAGCAAGCCCTGGTTGACTTTGAAGAGTTCATGATCCCTGAAGCAAGAAAAGCAGCAATAGATTTTTGGAACGGTGCTATGGGGAATGCTGCCAAGAAACTCGGCCAGACAGAAGAGGGTTCGCAATTGTCTTTGTTGCATAGTATGACTGAAGAATTAAAGGATCAACCGTGGTACATCCAGGCTGCAGCGTCCAAGTTGATCCCAGTTATACAAAAAGCTGCAGACAACCAGGGAAAAACAAAAGTTACGAAACTGGTACACGGCAAGTTCGGGTTTGATTAGGCCCTGAAACGCCAAATAACGCCCCTACAACGCCTTCTAGCGCCCCAAACTCGCCTTTTATACCCATTGCTACCCCACCTACTCCTTAACCCCTTCCCGTCCTTTCAATAGAAAGTGACTGTAATGACTAGGTTTTCGTCCCTTTCTTCTAGTACGCGTCTAAAAGGTTTTGTTTAAAGATTCTTAATAACTTTTTGGCAGTCGTAACAGATTGTCAAGTGGTCATTATATCTATCAGTGCGTAAGTGATCTACATTGCGTAGACAGATATTACAACGACGATTCATCTATATCCTTCTTTTTTATGCCACCAGCATCTTTTGTAATATCAAAACACTCCTGGCATATCTTTATTGTATCATTGGTCCAGTATTCCTCTTCTGACATATCCATATCACAGAGTTCGCAGTTCATTCTACCTCTAACCAGTATGCACCTGTATCGAAACGGGTAAGTCTCCAGGCGTCTTTATTGTAAAGTGACATGAGTTTTTTATTAAAATCTGTATCTCTGGTCATCTCTACTACGTTGGGTTCTTTTCCTACTTTCGCATAATCCTCTGCAGTAGCAAAGAGAGCAAAGAATAATTGTTCTGCAGAACCACATTTTGTTTCCCATTCACACTTAACAGTCTGTCCTTTCAATTCTGCTTCTTTCTTTTCCCTATCAACTACGTTAGAGGACAGGGGGGGGAGGGTATCGTAGGAGGGATGGTAAGAGATCTCAATAGGAAATGAGTATTTCCATCCATACTTAGGTGTTTCTCTAATGTTGCCTGGTCCCGTAAAACGGAATATGGCATGCATGCCTGGCGGTACTTCATCCATCGTTGGACGAATACCAAAACCAAATGATTCTTTTTCTAAGCTCATCAGTTGTTATTCTATTGCTAGTATATATCAAATTGTATAATACTTAAAAATGTTTACATACTCAAAAGTGAGTTAAGGTTTAATAGGCTTACTCATATCTGAGTATATGCCCGTGGGACTCTATACCAGGAAAGGTGCTAATGGTCGCCGAATGTATTTTAGAGATGGAAAGCTCATCAGCAAAAAGTCATATGACACCTCTCGCAAGCGTAAAGGATCAACCAGAAAAGGTATGCGTCGTAAGACCGCTCGAAGAGCTTACACGGGCAATCCAAAAAGGAGAAAAAATATGGCAAGATACAGAAGACCCGCAATGCCGCATCCAAGTGTAACCGGCCTAGCCGCAGGACTTAGTGTAGCAAGTTACTTAGATACAGGATTTGGAAAGAAAAGTCCTGGTGTTATCAAAGCTTTATCAGAGAGTAACATTACAAAAGCTCTCAATGAGTTAACGACTAATTCAATAGACTTGATCACTAGTACATCAGGCAAGAAAGTACTAACCACGGCAATTGTTGTTGCAGCAGCTGGTGGTGTAGCACGAAAATGGTTCCCCTCAATTCGTCTAGGTGGATCAAAAATCTATATGAGGATCTGATTGGATCATATAAAATATAAGGAGATAAAACATGTCAGGACTACAAACACGAACATATACATTAGCAAATACCGATGTTGTGGCTGGTACATTCACTAGCATTTCACAACTTCTAGGCAGCTCACAGAGCACAACTAATCCAGAATCCATGCAAAAAGTGATACGAATCTCAATGAGTGCAGCACCTAAGATGGATTCAGCCACCCCAGGATGCAGCGTTTTCAAATTTGCAGGGGATGGAGTTAGTGTTCAGCAAATTTTCACAGGGCCTTCCTGGTCTGTTCAGGCTGCAGGACCCCTTGGCGGTAACAACGGAGATCCTGTAGTTATTGAAAACGCAGCAGGACTCTTTGACATAATTGCAGGAAATCAAATAGATTTTTCTGTAAGCTGCACAACGGCTGAGACCCTAGATATATCGCTCTCAATAACTTACGCAGCTTAGGATCATCATGGCGATCATAGGCGGTGCAGGTAATCCAGTAGGCGGAAGTTTCACTGGTCCAGCAGAAGCTTTAGAGGTAGTGGGGGAGCATGCTTATGGTTATTCAGGTGTAATTGATATAGGTACCACCGAATCTAATTTACTGTCCTTTACTACGGGTAATTTTTACTTTGTCGGTACAGTTCATTTCATGTACGCACAGGTTTCCAATCAACCCTTCAAATATAGGGTCCGGCTAAATGAAGCGGTAATCGCACAGTATGGGGTTACAATGAGTGGCGATTATTCACAAGCAGAAACAGGCCCCGAAGCCGACATAGTACGAATAATACTTCCGTCATATACTGAGGTTAGAATGACTGCTGAAAATGAAGGTACTGGGGACATAGGGCAATGTGTTGCTTGTCAAGGCAGAATCTACAGATCAAGGGACTGATGCCATACGAAGATTATAACTGGGAACAGCTCCTGGTTAGGTTCTTGCTCCTGGCAGTAGCTATCCTGGAAGGGATCAGGCAGTTTGATTAATGGTCAAAGTTGACCTTAAGGAAATTCCATGGGAAGTTGTTATACCAGCAACTATCCAGGCGTTTACTCCATTTATCCAAGGAATTACTTGGTTAGCAATATCGAAAATTGACAAAAGGATCAGTGCGATGAATAACTTAATCGCAATAGCTGAAATTGTCCCTACAATCGATCTTGGATTACCTAAAGGAATTGTCCTGGCTGCTATGTATGACAAAACTGACGAAGCTTTAGATATGATAAATAAACTTGCTCAAGCGATTGGTGATCTCCCTGGTGATCTAAAGAAGTTTATCCAAGATCAGGTAGATAGTGCAAAAGAAGAAATAGAGGAAGTTTTTGAACCAATCACAGAGAAAGCAGAAGTGTCATGGTGGGAAAAACGATTAAGAGAAACAGGTTTATTTGGTAATGGCGGTCCCCTTGCATGACGGACGAATTATTCGCACTTGTTTGGGTTTTGAGCTTTGGGCTTTACTTGCTGATCTATACTTATTGGA